CTACGATGGGGACATTGCAATCTTGACAGCGGCTCCGCTGGCTTTTGGGGTGACATGGCAGACGGGAATTCTGTACATCAACAACCTGACCAAAAGCGTGGACTGGAAACCGGCGTCCGCCCTTACGATCCGCCGCTCTTACCGTTTGAAATCGCGTTAATCGAAACGCTCGGCTGCACAGAAGAGGAATACCGCAAATTCATACGCCACGCTCAGCTGCAGGCTCGTGTCCGCCCTGCTGAATACGAACATATCCCAGATGTTGAAAACGCAGTAGCTGTTGCCATTGTCAGCCTTGTTATTGGCCTTGCCAGTACAGCAGTCAGCATTTTGCTGGCACCAAAAGTACCAACACTCGAAAATCAGCCACGGATTCGCACGCGCCAACTCTCCGATCAGATTGGCCCAACGCGCTTCAATCAAACAACAAGCTTCGACAACGTAAGCAGCCTCGCTGAATACAATCAGCCCATCCCCATTCCTTTCGGCAAGCGAGATGTAGGTGCCGATAGTTTGAGCACTGGCGGCATCATCATTGCCCCCGCTCTTGTCTGGAGCCGCTTATTCGCCAACGGCTCGTTCCAGTCTTACGAAGGCATTTATGTTGCCGGACAGTTTGGGCTTACAACTCCAGAACTCGGCGGCATTCGTGTTGGCACCACTGCCCTATCAATTCTTGATGAAAACGAATATGCCTTGTACTGGTCTTCCAAAGCAGGAAGCAACAGGCCGACTTCAATTATTGCTGGATCATCTAGCGCCACGCTAGGTCGCCAAGTTTTCACCTCGCCTACAGCCGACGGTCAATTCAGCAGCGGGTTTTCTTTTGCCTATAACCCGCAAAACCAGTCGCAGTTTGGTACTTTCTCGCCAATACAAAACGGTACGGCGTTCAGGTTTAACTGGGAGATTGTTAGTGCTCCTGAAGCTTCTACGCTTGGCTCTGAAAACCAAGAACAACGCTTTGAAATTAAAGCGCGTCGCAGAAAGATTGCTGGCGCAAAAGCTGACGTACTAACTCTTTTTGATGATCAGACTGCCGAGTCGATTGCAGCAGTAGGCCAGCCCGGCGTGGGACGGCAATACTCCAAGCGGATGGGCATCACCAGAATCAATGGACAGCCGTATTCAGTTCGCACGTTTGTAAACGTAACCGTTGGAGCTACAGCAGTATTTACAATCAATCCCGAAAACTGGGACGCTTTTGCGGCATCTGATTTTAAAGATACAGAAGTAAATCTCACCGATCTTGAATCTTCTGCTGATGCCTGGCGCACACGCGCAGACGATATTTTGACCGTCGGATCTCGTTGGATTATTGGCGGAACTGTTTGGGTTGTAGAAAGCCGCACCGGCAGCATTCCCAGTAGCCAAGTCAACGTAAACCTTCGTTGCACAGAAGTTATTGGTGTAGGCCAGATTGGAGCTGCTGGCACACGCGCCATTACCGAGGCGCTAGCCGGTTATGACGGCCGCGATTTTGACCCCAATACGAATATCGGTACTGGCTTCTATCCCCTTTGCCGTTACAGCGAGGCGGCTATTCGACCTGTTCGCAGAGACACGGAAGTTATCGAAATCGGCATTAAGAGCCAAGTCTGGAATCGCGCTAGCGGCCTGACAAACTTCAACGCTCTTGTTACTCCGGCCAAGTTGCTGAGACTGGATCAAAAGAACATTGCAATTACAACTCCACGACTTGATCGCTATTTCGCACGTAGTTCGTTCTTCTCAATCCTGGTGCGTCCAGTCCAAAAGTTTGGACAAGCAGAACGTGCATGGGTACGAATCCCCATCTTTTTCTGCGTTACCGGAAGTGCTCCAATTGATCAATTTAACTTGGTTCGGATTCGCCCGCGTGTCACTGATTACTACGAATATCGAATTGTTCCGTCACCTGGCGCCCAAGTCAATCCACCTACCAGCGACGACAGCAGCCAGAGTGCAGTCCAAAGCCAGCTGGTTCTTCAGTTAGATGCCGAAGGAATCCTCGGCGATACAAACTTTGGCCAAGACTATTCGACCGCTTATGGCGCATTCCGTATTAGCACCAAAGGCAAGTTAATAGCAGTCGGTGAACTAACAAAAAATAAAGAACTAACCACCAATGCGAGCACTGCCTTTACGGGTGGAACACCTACGACTCCGGGCACAACTACAAATACAAATACTCCTACAGCCGTCACATTCCTTAGCGGCCCAGCAGCTACAACTACATTTAGGTTTCCCGATAATGCAGTTTATTTTGAGCTTTTCGGAGATCCCAGAACAGCACTAGTCGGCGCAATTAAAGTTGCAACATTTACTGTCACTCAAGCAACTAGAAGCATCACCATACGCACAACAGCAACCCTCGTTAACGGCGTTGTTGGCACGGATCTAAGTGCCGATTATGTGACTCTTGCTGGTACTACGAAAGTCTGGAAAAATATAACCTATTCAGTACAATCCTTTACAGGTGATTGGCCACTAAATAGTACCTTCGACTTTACAAGAGCATTATCCGCTGGAAACATATTTAAGACAAGCTCGATTTCAAGTGTAACATTTAACTTCCGTGTCTCTAACGTTTCAACTACAACTAGCACCGGCAGCCCAACGCCTAATACGCCTACATCGCCGGATGGCGTATCTCGGGCGGCACGAATTTTTGAGCAGCAATCCCAACTAGCTGATGTCAGCTTCTACCAAGAACTAACAAAATCCAACGAGTCGGGGCCAGAGCATGAAGTCGTCTACATCAATGAATACATCGCCAACCAAACACCAGCGAACTACACCGATCTTTCTACACTGGCCATCGCTGTTAAATCCAGTGGTCAAATCGGCAGCGTGGGTCAAATCCGCGCTTGGCTGCCTAGCGGCATCAATGTTCCACGCCTGATCGATGGCGGTACTGGTCCAAGCAACTTGTTTGCCGACCTGCTGTACTACCTGCTGCTGGATCAGTCACAAGGTGTAGGCAACATTGTCCCAGAAGAACTGATCGATACTCAGTCGCTGCAGATTACCGCTCGTTTCCTGCGGGCAAACAAGATCTTCTACGACGGCGTGATCGAAGACAGCGAAGCCCTGCGCTCGTTCATTTTCAACCTCGCGCCCCTACAACTCTGCAACTTCACAATCAAAAACGGTCGTTTCGGCCTTATTCCGGCACTGCCTTACGACAGCAATTTCAGAATCAGCACAGGTCCAGTCCCAGTCGAACAGATCTTCACCTCGGGCAACATCATCGAGGATTCGCTGCAGCTGCAGTACATCGATATTGCCCAGCGCACAAACTTCCGCGCTCTAGTCACCTGGCGCCAAACAGTTGAAAACGATCTGCCCACCCAAGCTTCGGTGATTGTCGACTGGGCCGATGTAGTCAGCAACGACCGCCCGCCAACGCAGCAGGTTTTTGATCTGACCGACTTCTGCACCAACCGCGAACAAGCTTTGCGGACTGCCCGATTCCTATTGAGCATCCGTCGCCGGGTCACTCAAACCGTAACCTTCAAAACAGTGCCGGACGCACTCAGCATCCAACCCGGCTCATACATCCGCGTGATGACCACAGCCACAACGTTCAACGCCAACACAAACGGCGTAATCACCGACGCTGGATCCTTGGTAACGATCAACCCCCTACCGAATGGAACGTATAACGCGATGGTCTACAACCCCACAACACAAGAAACATTTGAACGCTCTCTAACAATTTCAAATAACACCGTTAGCGATCCTGCCCTGCGTGGGACACTGTTCACGCTGATGAGCCAGCAAAATAACAGCAGCATTTACCAAGTCGAACAGCTGACTTTGGATGAAGACGGTCTGATCAACGTATCGGCGATCCAAGTACCCGTCGATTCCTCTGGAGCTAGCATTGTTGCAAAGGACGTGCTGACCCCCGGCAACTTTACGTACACCGAGTGATGGCGTTTCCGACCTTAAAACCAACCGGCCGCGAATTCAATCCTGGCGATTGGCCGACCAAACGGTATAACGCTCAGTCAGGAGCCGAGATCCGCATTCTGTACGGCAACCGCCGCACCAACGCGACACTCAACCTGAGCTACGACAACATCACGGACGCCAATGCTCAGCTGTTTACTGCTGACTACGAGGCGCAACTTGGCACCTTCCGTACGTTTACTTTGCCGAGCGATGTGCGGGCTGGGTGGACGGGATCAGCAGCCACGATTGATGCCCCACCGTCTGCCAGCTGGCGCTACGACTCTGCTCCTGTGATACAGGCAGTTCGTCCTGGTCGCAGTAGCGTTACAGTAAGTTTGGTGGCTGTGATCTGATGCAGAAAGCATATACCGGACGCGACGGCCGCCTGCTGATCGACGGTTCCGAGCAAATTAAGGTCACCAGCTGGACCCTAACCGGCAACCTCGAAGCGCTAGAAACCACCAGCCTTGGCGATACTCAACGCACCTATGTTCCAGGAGTCCAAGAATTTAGTGGCAGTGCCACACTGCTGTATTACAGCGAAGCATCAGGCCGCAACGATGCCGCCACAGCACTGAAAAATATCCTTAAAGTCGGCAGTGTTTCCGATACCGATACGGTAACTATTACGCTGCGTTTTGTTCAAGGCAACGCTGCAAACGATGTTTCGTTGAATGCTTGGATTACCAGCGTGTCATACGGCGCCAATGTCGGTGAAGTCAGCAGCGCCCAGATCAGCTTCCAAGCCACTGGAGCACTCACTGCGGTGACGATCTAATGGGCATTTATCTTGGCCTGATCGGCAACATCGAGCTAACCCGCACAGCTCTTGAAGGTGCCAAGCAAAGCACCATAAACCCCAGCGATGTAAACGCCAGTCAAGACCGTTTTAGTTTTGACTTTCAAGAAGGCTTTCTGGTTACAGGTGATTTCATCGAGATCACCACAACAGATGGCACTAATCTTGACTTTATTGACTCAAGCGGCTGGGCAAATAATTCCCTCCATTCCAGCGGCGCTTGGTACATCTTTGTTGACGAGCTTGGTGGGATTCGTCTTTACACAAGCTTTGCGGCAAGCCTAGATGGCGGCACACAAGGCCGCGTGCCACTGGTCGCTATCAACCGAAATATCCCAATCAATGTGATTATCCGAGACCGTGAATCACGCGTGCTTGGCGACATCATTGAGTACGAACTGAATACAAATCGCGAAACAGTTGATATCACGACGCTGAGCGATGAATACCGCCAGCAGTACAGCAGCCTGATTAGCGGGAGCGGCAGGCTAACCGCACGCTGGGATTACACCAACAACCGCCACGAAGAACCCGTCAACTATCTGATGCAGCTGGTACTGCGTACAGAGGTTGGTTCTACATTCCACGGACGTTTTTACATCAAGGCGCCGGATACCCCCGCGTTTGCGGGTTCATTTGAAGCGGCTCAAATTAACGATTCTGTTTACTGGGATTTAAACGGCATTATCACGGCTTCGGCCGTCAGTTTTGCTGCTGATCAGGTAATCACCGCCGTTATCGACTTTATTTCAACTGGCCCGATCAAGTTACGGGCTTCAACTCAGGTTCCCAACCGCCTGCTGCAGGAAGACACCGGCAAGATCAAACTCGAACAGGATGGCGCGGCCTTTGTCCTGTTGGAAGAGCCGGAGTAAGACCCTTAGACTCGGTGTAACTGTAAGCGCTAAAAGGAAGCTTCGCGATGGCCGACCTGAGGATCAGCGAACTAGCCGCCCTTGCTGGTGCCAACCTGTCGGCCGGCGACTTTCTGCCCATCGCAGATACCAGCGCCAGCGAGACGAAAAAGATTACGGTCACCGACCTGGTGGGCAATGCCACCACGCTGATCGCAGATGGCACAATTCCTAGCGCGAAGGTACTTTTTGGCGCCAATACAATTCCCGGTAGCTCGCTAACTAACGCCAGCATTACCGCAACGCAGCTGGCAAACGATGCAGTTACTGCCGCCAAGCTTGCTGACGAATCCAGCGTTGATCTTGTAACCACGCT